TTGACATTGCCTGGAAGATCGGTGATGTCGGCAATCAATTCACTTCCCGGCCTTTTTTCAAGACCTGTTGAGAAGTGCATAAGTGCATTGTCGGCTTCCTCCACCTGATTCGGAAACCGCTGCCCATCGGGCTGTCGACTGACTCCTCCATTCAAGTCTGGAATTGCAATGCGCTGTAGCATCAGAATGGTCCTTGGAGCCTGCGTGCGCCGATGTACGGCCACGTGCTCTTGGTGTTGCTGGTGAATGCCGAGACATCACGCGATCGAATATCGGCAGCTCGGCTGCGCGCTCGAGACATGAATGCGATTTCCTGAAGAAGCTTGTCCTGTGACGTTTCTCCAACAGTGGCCATCTGGTACATGCGAGCAGCCATGTCGACAACCTCGAACTGCTCGGCAGTGGGAAGCGACTCGAATTCAAGAGAAGTGGTGATCTTCACATGGACAGGAGTGCCGATGGTGAATACATCGGTGTTGTTGTCCACATCGAACAGATAGGTAGGAGTGCGACCACGCTGGACAAGATTGCGTCCATAGTCGTTTCCAATGGTGTCAACAGCAAGGGTATCATCTGGAATGTAGATCTTACCGTTGATGTCGGGAAGATAGTCCTTGGTGACGGTGTTGCAGTTAAGACCGGTCATCTGCACCTGGATCGCGACCTCATCCAGCGTCTGCACTGCAAGAGTCACGTCGTTGGAACCAGTGACGGCAAGGGTCGACACTGGATATTCGCCAGATGCACGGAGGATTCGGTTTACTGCGTCAAGCTTTGATAGTGCGCCCATTGTTTGTTCCTATTAAAGTAAAATCCCTGCAGGCCGCTAGACCTGCAGGGACGGGAGCGAAATCCCCTTATGGGGTCTTTAATCAACCAATACGCGTAACGTAGACGGGATTGGTACCACCGCCAAAAGTAGAGTTAGCAGTAAGGGTGATGGTGCCGCTGCTGATAGTAGGCACAATGGTCTGCGCAGCTGCAGAGGTGGAAACATTGGTTCCAAAAGCAGTCACGAGAGACGCAGTGTGAGCCGTGATGATTCCATGACGGGAGTTACCAGCCGTATCGGCCTGGCACGTCACAAGGAACGAAGCAGGAAAGCTTTCGATCTTAGGAAGGGTCACGGTTCCAGACGCTGCAAGCACAGCAGTGACATACAGCTGCTGGGTTTCGCCACGGAAATCCGGGGCATAGGACGCATAGGTGGTGGTGGGATTGACGGTATTGACAGAAGAAGCCACAAGATACTCGTTTCGTAGTGCGGAGATTACTTTTTGACCAATAAGATTAAAACCAAACTCAGACAGGTGCGGATCTCCTAGCACACCTGCATTGAAAGCTTGATTAGAGTTTGCAGTCATTTCAGCCCAGCTAACGATGCTAGCTAGGTTTACGGACGTGACATTAGCATAGGACGCAGCGGCAGTGGCTGCCCAATCTGAATCAGATCGAAGAGCATCGCGATCGCCATCGGTTGACTGAATTTGATGCGACGTCATGAAGATAAAGGCTAGATCTTCAGCTCGTCCACCCGCAAGAATCCAACATGCCTTGATTTTTGCAATACCAGGTCCTGAAACCTTACTCCAATAATTATTGGCGTTTGATTCATTACCGTTTTGACCGGCATTGATGGTTACAATGGCTCGGGCATAAGGAAGACCTGAGCTGAGAGTCTGCCTTAGGATAATTTCCTTGAAGTAGGTTACAAGAAAATTGGTAGGAGCGGAGACGACATCGCCAAGGATATCATTGAGAGTTGCTCCGCCATAGCTTGAAAGACAGTTGCTAGCCCAACCCTTCTTTGCAGTGCTGATTGACATCAGTCCCAGTGCAATTGGGTTGCCCCATCCATTTGTAACGCCTACACCGCCACCTGCGGTATATACCGCAAGATTTACAGATCGGGAGGCGGCTGGAATAGTGAGAGAGCGGTGGACAATTGGATCTTCGCTTGCCGTTCCTTGAAAGGACATGGCAACGGAATTCAGATAGACAGTATCCGGAGCTCCGTTATCCTTGGCTGTAATTTTCAAAGTAGAGGTTGCAGTAGGCATCTTTGCGCCTACAATACGCAACTTCAACTCGTTGGAAAGCCCAATAGGACAATCGGAATCAATATAGATTCCAGCTGAAAAGTTAGCCCAGCGCTGAGAATCTGCAGTCAATGCGCTGTCACGCCACAGGCATTCAACACCCGTGACGTTGACGTTGCCCCAGATCTTAAGACCAGAGCCAAACGCAAGCCTAGCTTGATTAATTTCGTATGGATAGTTGGCAGGAGTCCCTGAAAAGCCTTGGTTAAGAGCACCGGAATTGGCTACATTGGCGCCGTTAAGATCGGTAATCATTCCCTGAACTGTCTTATACCCAAACGCACTGCCGCCTGCTGCATTCATATGGTAGAGTGGAGTTGCAAACATGGAATTAGGACGCTGAAGCTCCATTCCATATGCAAAACCATCGACATATCCAGCAACAACCTCTCCACCATCCATAAAACCAGTATTGGAGTCACCCAGATGGATAAAGTCGACGCTGCCCTTTCCAAGAACAACGTCATTGATAAACATGGGAGCCTTCATGGACCCATAAATTCCTGGCATGATAATCTCCAGTTGAACTAAGGGAGGAGGGAAAGTCCCTCCTCCCTTGTTCTATTATTTTAATCAGCTATTACGCCGAGGCAATTTCAAAGGCGCAGTACGGACGAAGCGCGCCGCCGCCCATCAGCATCTTCGAGACCATGAAGTCCGACTGACGACGAACGTCGCGGAACTTCTCGCTCTGGATGCCCATGAGCTGAAGCACCGCAATGGCGCTCTTCTGGAAGACGACTCCGCCGGTAAGCGCGAAGTTACCACGATACTTGGCGGGACCGGTCGTGATGTTGGACGACGGAATGTGGTTCGAGCAATAGACAGGAACGCCGAGGACATCGATGGGCGCCTGATAGCCCTGGCTATCCTGGATTCGGGGGCCAGCGGATCCGCTGTCGTTACGACCCCAGAAAGCCTGCGTGGTCATGTTCTGCACGCCGCTAGCGTAGTACGGAAGACCAAGCTTGCGAAGGGCGTAGTAGAGAGGAACATTGACGATCGCGCAGCGATCCGCGACGGGAACGTCGTTGGCATCCATCTTCTCGCAGATGAGACCGATGTCCTCGACAAGGGCGGCTGCATCTCGCTCGGTATTCCACGTTCCAGAACCAGTGTAATCTGCGTTGGCGCGGGTGGTGCTGGCACCAAGAATGGTGTTACCGCCGACCGGGAAGCTATTCGAACCGCTATCGGTTCCGACTCGAGCGGCATTGATCAGGAGTGCAGCGATCTTGCGATCCATCTGACGCGCAAGTTCGCGACCGGTCTCGGAGGCAAGCTCGTTGCGGACATCGAAGTGCGACATCGCGATATCGATGTCATCCACCTCAAAGTGGGCGACAAGCGGACGATCATCGAGGCTGATCGAGTATTCCTTGGTCTCGACATCGAGACCGAGAAGCTCGGTACCAGCCTCATGGTACTCGGAGCCGATCTTCCAGGTGGCGGGGAACTTCATGGTAGTTCCGCTGGTGATCGTCTTGTAGTTGACCTTGTCCAGGAACTGATTGTACTCCTGGAAGGCGGTGATGACCTCGCCGCCGTAGACGGGAAGCCACATGTCCGAAGGGGTCGGAGTGGTGTTAGCGAAGTTGGATCCAAAGCGGATCAGGTTGGTAGTTGCCATTTTTCTTTCTTTCTAAATCTAACTCATTGCGTGTTGCCTCTGCTTTGATTGTCGTCTCCTGATTATCCCGCACCATGCGGGGTCTGGACGGTCTCTGCTTTGGAAAGGCCAAGCGGGATTCGATACCCGCACACCCGATCAACGGGATCCTGCTTAGATGATTGGCCAGCGCGGCGAACCGCGCGTCAGGTCTTGGTGATGGAGGAACCGACCTCGAGTCCCTTGTTGTACGAATCTTCCTTCTCCTTGGCAACCCTCATGTCCTCACCAG